TCTTCCTACTACTTCGTGTCTGTCGTCGTTCGTCGGTTCTGTTATTTAACAATCTTAATTCATGTCATTTTCATCAAATCTGTCGAATCTTTGTTGTGGAGGGAAGGAGGATTCTCCACAGAGCAATCAATCAGAGAAAAATTTCGATTTCGTAAACGAGATGGATCAACTGATTCATGGACCGACATTAACTCATTGCTAGAAATCATTGATTATGAAACAGGTTCACAATATCCACCAGTTCCAAACATCCCAGATGCGTTACTACCCCCAAATTCAACAACTGGCGTAAATACACATAATGTCAATCATCTTGTTAGTAATATTCTTTGCACTAGTATGATGAATTTCGATTCCACCATTCACACAATTCCAATTTTCTTCAACTTACTAACAGTATTGACAACCGCTACCATCGACCGTGACGGCTTATATAAAAGCTATGCGTCACCGGTCTCACCGTCAACCATACCTGCTGAATTTATAGTGCCACTCGCACCACCGATGCTACAACTACTCAACTACAAAACCAGCCCACAACGACCACTCATGGTCTTGCAATCATTTACGGCTGCATTATGGAACAGTTCAAACTACCATCGACTTAAAATTCCCCGATCAATAGTAGACATAACGCGTTTAGCGTCAGATATGACGCAATGGCCATGGCTACAACTATTACTCGACTGTACAAACAATTGGAATTATACACCAGAATTTAAAGCACTACTTGTTAGTGTATGCCACGCAATTGAAATTGTCGTAATTGGCAGTGTTGCAAGTAATATAGCTAACACACCATCAACATATGAATTCGAATCACCATCATACACGCTCCCTTCAACATACGACCCAGACAAATTAACTATAACACTCCCACGCATGTCGATGATATGTAAATTACTACAAAATATATTAATACCTGCATTAGAACGAGTTTACAATATTATAGACGTAGTTGATGATGTAACGCCGCAATTTCCGACGCCACCAACCTCTCCAATACTCCAAGAATCTTTAAGTGATGAAGATGAAGCAACCAACACTGATGTTCGATATCAAGCATACTATGCACAACGTGCACTATCACGAATTTGTGATCAAATCACGGATGCTATTCCATGTGGTAGTCATCTCTTACTTTCCGACGCCGCTCCAGATGTAGTAATATTTTACTTTACCAATGGAAATGATGTTTTCATTGGAAAAGTTGAGCGATCCAAGCAAACAACCCTTGAATTTGAGTACATTCGAATTGCGCATATTGACCAAGAACAAGCGGCTCTAAAGGCAATACAACATAACGTCAATCTTTTCCGTAATCAACTTACTCAGCCAGAATTACGTACGCTATTCAGCGATGAGTCAGTTAGTATGATATTATCTCATACTCACTTCATATATATTCCTATTCACGAACGACCGCTAAGAGAGATTATCAATGGTGTGATTGCGTCTGTCGCGTTGATACCTTCTCAGGCACTAGTAACTTCTAAGGGCTCATAACCCCAGTAACACGTGGTTTTATTGGCA